CCACATATTCTTTATTTCCATTAATAGAGGCAAATGTCATCCCATCTTTTCCATATGCATAAAGTCGAGTGATTAAGCTTCTTGTATCTACTACCCTTTGTATGCTTTTCATGTTTTTTCTATAGCAGAATAAAGCTCCACTATCTGTGCCACCAAATGTCAGAAGATGCACCAACCTATTAGCACTATCAAATATTAAATCTCCACCATGAATGTTCTGTGTGGCTCGAAGAATTGATAGCGCGTTTTTCTCGGTAGATTGCCATGTTCTCCTTGTACTTACCGTGACATTCCCTAAAGCCCAGCCTGTACCAATCAGGGCATAATGCATAGGAGCCTCTGGTGTTTCAGCGACAAAATCCATCGGCTCTTTTGCCGCGCTGAATGAAAGATCATAAAAGGCAGCTTCCGCATACACTTGTGTGATCACTCGTCCATCAGAAGTTTTCTCATCTGTCGTGGTCCGAATTCGGTACACATCATTTACAATCTGCACCTGTTTCTCATTATCTAGGGACTCTCGCTTGGAATCATGAAATGGCAACTTAAACTCCAAGATATCGGCGCCATTTACCTCACTGGTTACAATGATGTCAAAGGCATTTTCTAACACCGCTTCCCACGCACCGTTGGTATCCAAAACAACGGGTCTTGCAAATCCGAGCCTCTCATAAGGTGGTTTCGGAATATCATGAAGCTGTATTTCTATAAGCTTAGGTGTTCTTGTTGTATCTTGAGTCGTCAAAGTAATTCTATAACGAATATAAGCTCTATTCGGTGACTGAAGTTCTCCGCTGGGTCCCACTGACTGCCACTGTGTCCAACTGACTAAATCATCAGAGGTAGAGGTTTCAACAAGGGAGATGGCTGTTACCCCTGCTGTGTATTCGCTGGTTACTGATACTCGTCCTGTTCCTGCAAGACCACAGGCAGCTGCGGTTGTATAAAGCTGACCATTTTGAGCATAAACACCACTTGTTGCCTTCAGCATAACAGTACCCGGTTCCGTTATGGCGTCTACATCAGCGGTACTGTCACCACCATTTGCCAAGATAGAAGATTTGAAGTAGGAAGTTAGATCCTCCATGGTCAGTGAAGAATTCTTTTCATAAAACCAATCATCAAATCCGCCCGCGTAATAATAAGTGTCAGCGAGCATTCCCATGACAATATTGGCAACACAATTTTGATTCAAATCTCCTGTAAAAGTTCTAAGGGGCGATTGCCAAACAGCACCATCACTTCGGTCACAGACCAAATTTTGTACTCTTTTGCTATTTACTTCAATAATGGACGCTATAAAATACCAACCATTATTCCTAAGCGTAATACTTGGTGTTTCCGTTTGATCATAAATCAGCGAACCCGATGCATTGTAAAGCATTAGTCTTAATCTTCCTTGGTATAAGGAGACATAGAAAATCGGTTGTCCTGGTCCATGTCTGGTATTAAAAATGGGAATAAAATTTTGACCAATAGAATAAGTTGTCGGGTTAATCCATCCACCCACTACGATTTTTTCTCCTAAATCACTAAAAAAGCTACCGTCATTGGTAGCCACTAAATGGGTTCTTTCACTTGTAGGATTGACAATGTTTTGCCTGAAAAATCTCCCGAGTCTACCTAAAACCAAACTAGCTGAAGTTCCTGACCATCCGGAAACAAAGAAGTTTCTGTTATTGCCCGATGCATCTAAAAGCATGGTGTTTCCATCTGGCGCTGATTCATTAAATCGCCAAAGTCCAACGGTTTGATCACTTACTGGATACTCGCCTGTGAAATCTGTTTGCACTGTTAAAATCGACTTAATGGCCACCTTATCACCTCCATCTGCTCTTAGCCAGAATCCTTAATTCAGAAAATGTTGCTCCCGCCACAGTGATAGCTATTTCATTGTCTCCCTTATGAAGAACAGGAAAATTCAGCTCATCCAAGCCTGGCAAACCATTTCTCAATGTGTTTCCGTTTGTATCCGTTATTTTGGCTGTCACTAGTCCACTGTCAATGACAAGAACTTCATCTGCGGTCAAAGCTCCAACAACTCGTAATTCTTCACCATTTGTTGTAATCGAAATATAGGTGGAGGATGAACTGCTAATTGTCCCCTTAAGTTGATAAACGGGTTCTGAGTCAGCATTTCCGGTTAATCTTTCAATCTCATGGTTGCCTTCACTGGAAAGTGTAAATTGCTCATCAGTCAAAGCATAAGCATGAGGATCTGGGCATATAAACTTAAGATCAAATGCCCCTGCCGTTCTAAGTAGCCTCTCACAATCCACCTGTTCAGTAAGACGGGCATAAAAGTAACGATCCGGAATATCATCCAATACAAGTTGTTTCAAACCATTCATGGGGTTTAACCATTCAGCTAACCCATCCAATACACCTACTAGATCAGCAAAACTTTTTTGTGGGTATACATTACAATTAACGATAATGATTCGCTCTGAGCTATCACAACCAAAATCGGCAACACCCGCTTTCCCCGGCACCATTTCATAAGAGTTTCTAAGAGCGGGCGATGCCTGCCAGCTTGTGAGTCTTGCTTTTATCTTCATGTTCTTTGAACTAATGCCGTTATAAATAAATCCCATACATCGCCCTCCTTTACGTCGTTATAAAGCGCCCCTGTGCTCGAGAACCGGTCTGCATTAAATTGTAGAGTTCTTGTGATATCTTTCTAATATCATCTTCACTTCGTACAATCATCTGCTGAATGGTAATTAAAGAGCCACCAAGCATTCCATATCCGCCACCTGCACCACCATTTACATTTACATCGGAGTCTAAATTAAAATCTGTGGGGATGACCTTTTGCATATCTTCACTAACATCATCCATGGCCTTCTCAAATCCTACACCGATACCTTCACCCATGTTTTCACCAATACCTGCGAAAACTTGAGATGGAGATCGGATGCCTAAAAGTCCCTTAACTCCTTTGACAATTCCACCAACCATATCACTGACTTTGTTTTTAAGCCAAGTCACCATGGAGGCAATACCGTCCCAGAGCCCTCTGGCGATGTTTTTACCCACATCAATAATGGCCGGTATGGCTTTTCCTAAACCAGTCACTATGGCTGTAATAATCTGAGGAATTTGTGCCACTAACTGCGGAATAGCCCGAATCAATCCTGCCGCAAGCTGAATAGTCAGCTGAACACCCATCTCAATAATCTTAGGTAGATTTGTGGTGATAAAAGTAATAATGCTACTAATAATTTGTGGTAAAGCCTCAATTAAGGTAGGCAGTGCATTTAAGATACCTTGTGCCAAACCACTGATAATTTGAAAAGCCGCTTCTAGGACCAAATCAAGATTATTAATCAATGTTTCTACAATCAAAATCACGGCTTCTACGATGGACGGAATTAGTTCCGGCAGTGCTTCACCAATGCCAGTGGCAAGGGTAACAATCATCACAAGTGCCGCCTCAACAAGGGCAGGGAGATTGGCAATGATTCCATCCACTAAAGTTAGTACCAATTGAAGCGCCCCTTGAGTTATCTGTGGCAATGCCTCAATAAGACCGCCCACTATGGTCATAATAATATTTGTCGCTGCATCAATCAGTGTTGGTAAATTATCCAAAATACCGTTAACAAGAGCAATGACTAGCTCAGGAGCAACTTCTGCAATGGCAGCTATGAGTCCAGTGACCACATCTAAGATTTGGGGAAGAATTACTGCTATCTGGTCTACCGTTTCTTTGGCTCCAGCTTTTAACTGTTCCGCTGCACCTTCTTGCCCTGTGATTAGACCTGTAAGACCATCAAGGATCATGGTAAAGCCGGGGAGGAGTTGGGAAGTGATATTGTTTTTCACACCAGTAAAAGAACGGGTAAGATTATCCATGGCATCGGTATACTCGACTGCAGCATCGATGGATTTATCACTCATCACCAGCCCTAGCTCGCTGGCTTTGTTCTTCAAGTCTTCTGTGCTTTCTGCCGTTTGGTTTAAAAGGGCTGCTAGTTCCACGGATGAGTTTCCAAGGAGATCATTGGCAATGGCCGCTTTTTCGCCTTCATCAGCAATCCCCTGCAGCCCTCTCACAGTCATCTCAAAGATTTCTTCTCTTGATTTCCCTTGGAGATCTTCCATTGAGATTCCTAATCGCCTGAATTTATCAGTGGCAGAAGTACTACCATTGATGGCATCATCAACCGTGTTATTTAGTTTTTTCATGCCATTTTCTAAAGTAGATATGCTTGCACCATTTTGCGAAAGCACATAGTCCCACTCTTGATAGCCTTTTCTGGAAAGTCCTATGCGTTGACTTGCTTTATCAATCTCATCTCCAGCTGCAGCCGCATCATTAGCCATGTCATAAAGCTTTTTACCGGCGGCAACTGCAGCAGTTCCAATGGCGGCCATAGCCGCTCCGATTGCCACACCGATTCCTTTGACAATACTGCCTAGTTTCTCAAATTTTCCTCCCGCATCATCTGCAACGTTGGCACTCTTTTTTATCTCATCACCAAAATCGTCCGCTTCATTTCCCGCTTCATCAAAACCTTCACTGGCTTCATTTAGTGCTTTGTTATTTTCACCAAGCTCCCGTTCCATCTTATTTAAATCAGCGTTGGCATTATTAAGCTGGATTTGCCAAGCCTGCGTTCTCTTATCATTTTCACCAAAGGATTCAGCGGCATTTTTAAGAGCAGCTTCCAAAGTACCGATTTTATTCTTTTGTGCATCTATTTCCTTATTTAAAACTTCATTTCTTGCTGTTAAGGCCTGGACAGATTTATCCTGCTTATCAAACTGTGAGGATACCAGTTTCATCTCAGATCCCAGAACCTTAAATGTCTGATTGATGTCACGAAGTGCACTTTTAAATTCCTTCTCGCCCTCAACACCAATTTTGAGCCCAAAGTTATCTGCCAAAATCACCGCCTCCTTCCTTTAAAAATCAAATACCATAGGGAATAACATCATCTATGGAAATCTCCCTTTTTTGCTTGCTCAGTCCAAGGAACTGTTTGTGACATTCCCATAAATCCATCAAAAGCCCAAGAGGTGTAAGCCATGTTTCCTCTTCAGTACGATTTAAATGGACTGTTCCGTAATATAAAAGCCGGGTAAAGAGTTCCTCCTCATTTACCCGGTTTGTGCGTTTTTTGAGTCATCTTCCGATGCAATATTTCGTTTCGTCCCTTTAAACATCGCTTCCATCAGTGCGTTTTTATATGTGGCAAGCTCCAAAGGTGAAGTAAGAAGTTCAATCTCCTCTTGCGTGAGAAGATTCTTCTTATCATTCGGATTTCGCAGGTTATAAATAAGCAAACTTTGATTGGCCATCAATGTAATCAGCCATACAATCTCATCCAGTGCCATCTCGAAGTTTTCAGATTTCATGAGCTTTTCACCCAGGTTTTCAAGTCCACCATATCTTCCTGCAATTTCTTTTGTAGCCTTAGTCGTTAAAATAAGCTCATACTCCTGACCACTAATAGTAATCTTTGCGCTGCGTTCGTTATCCATGGAACATCCTCCTATTCTTCAGTGCCACCAGAGGCAGCAAATGTAGGTTCATATACTTCGTTGTACCATCCGGTAATAATTGATTGTGTGACTCCTTCATCACCCTCGTTAACTTCTGCTTTCCAAGGATGCCTGCCCTGACCATCCAATTTATTCCTGCGTAGCACTGTCCCTTCAATGGTTGGCGTTGAGAAGGTAATGCTATCGCCTTTGGTAGCCAGATTAGTGGCCGGGATACCAAACTTGACACGATACAGCCAAAAATAACGATACTTTCCGTTTGCTTTTTTAGCTCTAAAGCCTACCGCAACAGGGTCACCGCCGTCTTCACTGGTTGAAATGAGCACATGATTGTCATCAATGGTTGCTCCTGTGAGATCTCCTGCGGCAGTCACACCAATATCATCAATGCCAAGCGCTAATGTGCCACTTCTGAACTCTTTAATGATTTCAGCCGCACCATCATCGGCATAAAGCGTTGCCTCAGCAAGTTCCACCGACAGTTCTGCACTGATGGCTTTTGCCAAGGGCACAGGGGTTTCATAAGTCTCATCACCGCTTGCATCCTCGGTGATTTTTGCATAATAAAGTCTATCAAGACCAATTGTAGCCATATTTTATTCCTCCATTTCTAATTTAAATTCATAAGGTTTTGCCACATCAATGGCATAGTGGTGGTAGCCAGTATCATCTTCATGCCCGATATACCTACGGTCTGTTATTGTAAAATCCGCATCCAAAAGAGTGCGGACTAAATTATTTTTAATGCCTATATAGTTACCTTTTACAAATAGGGAAAGTCTAACTTCCTGCACTTCATATTCAGGATTGTTATCAGCATGAACCTCAAACAAATCGACAAGAGGTGTGATTACAAGATAAACATCAGGAGGCACACCAGAAAAAACACCTGTCTCTACTGGAATGCTACACATATCTGCGATGAGATTTAATTCTTTTAAGATGCTCATATCTTATCCACCTCTTCATCAAATCGCTGTTTCATTGCTTCTATACAGGCTTTTCTTGAAGTCCTTCTTGCTGGCTTTAAAAATGGTTTGGGCGGTTGACCGGATTTCCCATACTCTATGATATTGGCTATCTTGGCATTGCTTTCACCATTTCTTCTTGGTTCTTTAAAACCCACTTTTACATTAAAATTACCGTTTCGATCTAGCTTAGCAGGGGAGACACCAAGGGAATCGACTAGTTCACCCGTAGACCGGCTTTTTTCTTTTGTTCCACTACCAATAGTCCCTTGTAAATTTGACTTTACTCTTTCTAGAACTACTTCCCCTCCTGATTCCAGCACCTTCGGTATAATTTCATCTGTCTTATCACCCAGCTTTGAAAGTTTTAGAAGAAAATCCTCCGGCATTTTAACATCTGCTTTAGCCACTTGATGCCACCACCTTTTTCGCCAAAACTTCAATATACATACCTTTTCCTTTCACATCTTCCACACTTGTAATTTCGTATCGTCCATCACTGCACGCAATGACCATCTTGGTAGACACCGGAATATCTGGTATCTTACGAAAGCAAAACAGTGCGGTGGCTTCAGAGAAGGTTGCTCTATTGGCCCATTTTTCATTCCCGTGACGGTCTTCCTTATAGGCACGAACAGACGCAACAATGGTGTCAGTGGGTTTACTAAAACCCTCACTGTCTTTTGCTGTTTCAACAGAAATAATATCTATAAAGGTATTCATTTTTCCAAAGCTCATACGCTACACCTTCCAATCCCGATCAAGCCTAAGCAGTAAATTTACCGTATTCCAAACCTGCTGGCCTGCCTGCACATTATCAGCAAAAAAGCCACCCGTACTGCCATCCCGACTTTCATAGAAGTGGGATGACAGCATGATGATGGCTTGCTCCGTAGTTGGCGGCATTGCATTTTCGCTATAATGACCTTCCGGCAGATGCTGGTAACTCTCCGCATAGGAGGTTGCAGTGGTGATGTATGTCTGAAGAAGTTCATCATCACGATCATGCTCAAGAATTAGATTTGCCTTTACCTTTTCAAACAGTGTCATCACCGTCACCTTCCTTTCTCTACGGAGTA